GTAACACCTAATCCCATACTTCCATCATATGCCAGAGTTAGTATTTCTCTTTCCAAATTAGAAGCAGAAATAACATTGCTCGCAATAATATTCTGCTTAATGTTCAATAAAACACTTTGTGGTTCTGTTACGCCTAATCCCATACTTCCATCATATGCCAGAGTTAGGATTTCTCTTCCCAAATTAGATGCCGAAATAACATTGCTTCCAATAATATTCTGCTTAATGTTCAATAAAACTCCCAATGGTTCTGTAACACCTAAACCCATACTTCCATCATATGCCAGAGTTAGGATTTCGCGTCCCAAATTAGAAGCAGAAATAACATTGCTTCCAATAATATTCTGCTTAATATTCAATAATACTCCCAGTGGTTCTGTAACACCTAAACCCATACTTCCATCATATGCCAATGTTAGCGTTTCTCTTTCCAAATTAGAAGCAGAAATAACATTGCTTCCAATAATATTCTGCTTAATATTCAATAATACTCCCAGTGGTTCTGTTACGCCCAATCCCATACTTCCGTCATATGCTAGAGTTAGGATTTCTCTCTCCAAATTAGATGCCGAAATAACATTGCTTCCAATAATATTCTGCTTAATGTTCAATAATACTCCCAGTGGTTCTGTTACGCCCAATCCCATACTTCCGTCATATGCTAGAGTTAGTGTTTCTCTTTCCAAATTAGAAGCAGAAATAACATTGCTTCCAATAATATTCTGCTTAATGTTCAATAATACTCCCAATGGTTCTGTTACGCCCAATCCCATACTTCCATCATATGCCAGAGTTAGGATTTCGCGTCCCAAATTAGAAGCGGAAATAACATTGCTTCCAATAATATTCTGCTTAATGTTCAATAATACTCCCAATGGTTCTGTTACGCCTAATCCCATACTTCCGTCATATGCCAGAGTTAGGATTTCACGCCCCAAATTAGAAGCAGAAATAACATTGCTTCCAATAATATTCTGCTTAATATTCAATAAAACACTTTGTGGTTCTGTTACGCCTAATCCCATACTTCCATCATATGCTAATGTAAGTATTTCGCGTCCCAAATTAGAAGCCGAAATAACATTGCTTCCAATAATATTCTGCTTAATGTTCAATAATACACTTTGAGGTTCTGTAACACCTAAACCCATACTTCCATCATATGCTAGCGTTAGGATTTCGCGCTCAAAATTGGATGCCGAAATAACATTGCTACCAATAATATGCTGCTTAATGTTTAACAATACACTTTGTGGTTCTGTTACGCCTAAACCCATACTTCCGTCATATGCTAGCGTTAGAACTTCCCGATTGAGATTAGATGCCTCGATTATATTAGCATTTTCTTTTTGTAATACTGAAAATGATGTTCTATTTCCGTACCCTTCAATATATACATTTGAATGTACATATAAATCGGTATATAAATCCAAATTATACTTATGATATAATAATTCAGATTTATGTAAAACTAAGATATCATTAAAAATATTAGTAACTTCATTAGTATATATATTAGAATTTATGGCGAGCATATCTTTAACATAAAAAAATTTATAGTTTGAATAATTGCTAGTTGCGTAAGAATTAATCTCTACACCATTTGAACCTAACGCATTGAAATGTATATTACTAGAATTTATTTCATATTCTTTATAATAGTTTTTATTAAGTATTTCTATAAGATCATTTCCATTGGCATCATAGATGCGCCCGTCAAATCTTAAATTGCCTTTCATATCTAATCCTCCTTCGAGGAACATAGTACCTTCTTTATCAATTTTAAGAGGTACTAATTGATTATTTTTAGAATTAGAATATTTAATTTCAAATATACCATCATAACTGTATATCTCATGACCTTCAAATAGATTATTATTTCTCTCAACATCATTAATTAAAGAAATGTGCGGTTTATAATTTTTATAATTATAATTTCTAATCCCTATGCTAAAATTCTTTATATTAACATTAGAATAGTCGCTGATATATTCTTCGATAATTAGATTATTATTAATGGTATTTCCCAATATATCAAACGAATCGCTTATGATATTTGAACTTAAGCGTTTAATAATCATATTTCGCGGCAATGAATTTACGTTGTTGTTGATAGAATAATTTGATGCTCTAATGATAATGTTATTAGCATCTATAATATTTGAAGTAATTTTCAAATAGGCAGTATTTTTATCAAAAAAGTTATCAAATATAATATTTGAAGTAATAATATTCAATTCGTTTTTATGAGCAGAAAAGAAGACACCGTCATAGAATATATTAGAATTATATTTCAAAATATTTTTAGTATATGTATTTATATAATTATTAGAATTTACAATATTTGCTGCAACTTTGATATTTACTTTAGTTTGATTAAAATCTATATAAACATGTTCATAACTATTTTGCGATTGATTAAATGGGATATCTTGGGTTGAAAGGGTTGTTATAATATAATTACTAATATTAAAATAGTTGCTATTACCTATACTTTGAAAATTTGAATAATTTATTAAATCAATATTACTGGAAATATTTTTAGGTAAATTATATTTATTAATATATGTATAATTAAATAATATATCACTATTATCTACATTAAACAAGGTTGTATTATTTACAGTATGTGATTTTTGAGTTATATCTGTGGGTTTAATATCGTCATTACTACTATAAAAAATATTATTTGGCAATAAATTATAGGTATCTTCTTTTCTTAATATGAAATCATCTCTTAAAATATCAGAACTTACATTTAAAGGAATATTCAAAGATAAATTTATATTTAAATTGCTAAATAAATATGGATAATTAATATTTGAATGGACTGTTATATATGATAATTTATTTGATATCGTGTTGTTAGTTTTAAATATGAAATCATCTGTAACATTACTTGATATAATAGGGTTATTACTATCGTCTTTTGGCGGCAATTCTAATATATTCTGTTTATACAAACTATAATATACTTTATTATTATTATTCCAATTAGAAGATATTGGGTCTATTGATACGTAATCATAATTTATTCTTGCTGTACTATTAAACATATACTCATAACTATATCTACTTCTAATTCCCATGGCAACAGTATCATAGTCAGTATTTAGAACGAACGATTGAGTAGTATTTGATTTAAAATCTTCATTAAATCCGAAACGCGCTCCCCTGCGTTTTTCGGCATCATATTTGAAAGCGTCTATAGTAAAAACATTAGTTAATATAGGTTCATTTAAGCCATTATTAGACGACGACACGCCTATATTAAATTTATAATTATTATGAAATTCACCACCTGATATATTATGATAAACGTTTGGGCCCTCTGAATTTAATAAATTTATTGACGCCGGATATTGATTGTTTGTAATTTGCAAACCATACTTTTCATTCCCGTCAATATGTAATAGAATATTAGAACTTTTATCAGTTCCGAGACCAAAGTGAGCAATAGTACTATTAGCGTCTCCATTATCACTTACCTTACTGGTAAATCGTAAAAAGTTTTTATAAGCGTCATTATTATATACGTTAAAATCAAGTGTTGTATTACTATTATTATTGCCACCGAGACTAATTTGGACGGCATTTTTAACATTATTATTTTTATCAATACTATCATCTAGGATTTGTAAATTGCTATTATAAATAGCGAGTTCTATCATGGAGTAGCATATGTTAGATTTTGAATAAGTTATGAACTTTGTAACTGGGTTGTCATCGTTCATATTTTTAATAATAACTGGCGTTTTAGAATTTTTCAAAGGGTCTATTACGAGATTTTCTCTAGATCTTAAAATATCAAAAGACATCTCGATTTTATCTCCTGATTTATCATATCCTTCGCCAGAATCGCCGGCATTTGATATATAATTAATATATCTATCTACTCTTTGTAAGTTTGATGATAATAATTTCATCGTAAAATTATAATTACATCCTTCGTTGTCTAAAATATTTATATTACCATGAACATTTAAATCGCCATAAATTGTCATGGCAGATTTGTCTTCATAAGACACTTTCGGATTATTAACATCAATATGATATTTACTTGTAGCAGTATCATAATAAAACGACATACCATACGAGGTTGGTTCAATAGTTTTATCAGTGTATCCTATTTGTAAAGGTCCTACGCGCATATAATTTCTCGCGTCTAGGTCATTATATTTATGATTTTTATAAATAAACCATTTTTCTTTATTTCTATCTTGTTCTATATCCCTATCATATTCGCATATATCAATCCCGCTATAATCGGCATTATTAAAAAGACCCCCGCCTCTTAAACCCCTATAAATGCGTATTGTAGAATAATTATAATCGTTAGTAAATAAGTTTCTTACTTGTAGAGGCGCGACGTTTTGTTCTCCGTTCCAACCTATAGATATGTTTTTATTAGTATAAAAACTGTCTTCTGAACTCGCTTTTTGGAGAGTTTCTAATAATATATTATTCTGATAATATAAATCGGCATTGATACCTTTTTTAACGTTTAAACCTCTCATATCAGAAGCGAATGATAGCAGTTCATTATAGTTAATACAAAATTTCTCTGTAGAGGTATCATATAAATTGAAAAAGTTCTTATCATTATTGTACGCGAAGTTTTTTGTTCTTTTAAAACTATTATTTTGAGAAATATAATAATCGTTCGCTGCCATAGCGCCATTAACATCTAGCGAAAGCAGATTATCGGGAATTAATTTATTAATACCGACCTTTCCATCTAATAAAGATAATGTAGGAGGTGTATTTTTTAAATTAGGAAGATAGCGATTTGAAGTTAATATAGATATATCAGATGATGGATAAAAATATATATTATTTTTCTTTCCTTTTACAAAATTTGTATTAAAAATTAAACTGTTGTCGTTATAATCGAGACGCGACAATCTTCCTATATTAGCAATATACTCCTTATTTTCCAATTTGTTTTTCAAAAATATATCAAAATTATTACTTGTACTTCTATCATTTTTAATAATATTTAGGATACCGTCGAATCCGTCACTATCCGTAAGACCCAATGCCAACTTATTTGGGAAATTAACATTACAATTGGCATCGAGAGACGCTATATTGCTGCTAACATAAACGAATAAATAATTGCTTCCATTGACTACTGTTTCATAGTTTCCTGTAAAAGTATCTGTTAAATTAAGTGGAGTTACGCGTTTATTATTAATAAATAAATCGTTTGTAATATTTAATTTATTTACATTAATATTTTCTACATTATCAAAATCTACATTATTATTAAAAGCGACTGTTCCATCAAATCTCGAATGATTTAAAACGTTGAAAAAGTTAGTTGTTAAATTGCTCTGTATTGTAGCATCATTATTAATAATAATATCTTTAGTAGTTAATTCATTTACGACTGATAAATTATTATTAAATCTATATGAAGGATCCGTAAAATCTCCGCCATTTATTTGCGTAGCGTTAAGAACACCGACACCTGATGAGCGAATGTAAATATCGTCAAGATGTCTATAAGTTTTCGTTATAAAATCGTATAATAATATATCATCGAATGTAGATAATCCCTTAACTTCGAATTTAGATTTAACATGTAATTCGCTGGTATTCGTTATATTATTAATGAAACTCTTTTTATTGTAAATTTTGAGAGTCGTATTATTAGTTCCGATACCAACATTATTATACGCATCAATAGTCATAGCGGGAATATTGCTAATGCTATATGTGGGGAGCGCGTTAGTTCCGTATGCCATAGTAATATCCTCCGATGTTCTGCTAACATGAAATTCTAGAGGGACACCTTTAGTTGTAGAAATAATCGCAGGAGATGTATTGCTTCCACCAATTATGCCCATACACATTTTAGAAGGTTCTTCGCTATTATTTGTATCATTCCTTATGGCTATATGCATACTACTAAATTTATTATTTGGAGTTGATACAATGTTAAGAGGGTGAGTATTTTTATAGGTATCAACATGACCTCCGAAGGTTACGTAGTTTGGAGTAAAAATGTTTTTAACATCATAATTAATATCATATAAATTACTATAATTTGTTATATATCCTGTTTGAAATGGTTGAGATACTACGAGGTCATTTGTTTTAACAATAAACTCTTTTATTAAATTGCAGGTTATAGGGTTCGCGTCATCAATTCTAATATTACTTAATTCTAAACCGGCTGCTTTAATAATACCTGTACAATAAATGTTTTTATCAACATATAAAGAAGTATCGTGAGTCAAATTATTGCGCGCTAAATTTCTCGACGCATTAACCGAAGTACCTTGACTATTAACAATAAGAGACCATTTGGTATTCGAAGTATCAGTATAATATGTTTTCTCTCCTACAACTAAATATTCTTCGCTGGTTAAATCTAATTTATTGATATTACTCGCTTCACCATCGTTATTTAATTGAAACCCAATAGCAACCGAATCTAGTTGTATAAGAGGGGCTGTTATATCATTAATTGGATAACTCATTTATTATCTTATTCTATTTAAAAGAAAAATACATTTAATATTTATATATATAAAAAATGATTATAAGATTTAAGTAATCATTAATATTTAAGATGAAAAGAATTGATAATATCCATAATAAAACTATGGAGATTGATATAGATAATCAACCATATAACTCTAAAAATATCTTGTTAAATGAGGAAGATTTATATAGTCTATTAAAAAACAATGGGTTATCAAATTTAAAAATTAAAAATATTAATTTATATCGTGTTGCGTTCGTTCATAAGTCATATTGTACTATGAAAAATATAGACTTTAATAAAAGTAATGCGAATTGCCCCAGCGATTGTCTGCCTTTACAAGATATGTCTTATGAAAGATTGGAGTTTTTAGGAGATTCGCTATTGGGTATGATTGTCGCCAATTATTTATATAACAGATTCCCGGATCAAAACGAAGGATTCTTATCGAAAATTAGGACAAAAATTGTAAATGGAAAAATGCTAGGTTATTTATCTGATAAAATTGGATTACCGAAATTCGCTATAATTTCAAAACAGGTCGAAGAATCGGGGGGTAGAAATAACTATAAAATAATGGAAGATATTTTTGAAGCATTTTTGGGAGCATTATATCTAGATTTTCAGACAGATAATGATAATGTTATTATTCCTAATATCAATATTAATCCAAGTTCAGGCGCAGGATATTTTGTAGTTGAATCGTGGCTCATATATATTATAGAGAATTATATAGATTTTTGCGAACTTATTAGAATTAAAAATAATTACAAGGATATGCTGGTATCTCATATGTTACATTCTTTACAAGACGCGCCGCAATTCAAGGAATTAAACGTAGTTGTTAAAGATAATGTTAGGATATTTACATATTGTATTAAAGATAAGAACGGAAGTATTATATCTACTGCCACAGGAAATACAAAAAAAGAAGCGGAAAACAATGCGTCAAAAGAGGCACTCGTATATTACAAAGTAAATATTCAAGAATATAATTCGCATATATAAGAAAATATATATATTTCCATATATCATATCTTTAATATTAGAATATGAATATTACGCATTTAGTTTTATCGGGAGGAGGTATGAGAGGCGTAATATTCGTAGGAGCATTAAGATACATATATATAAATAATATAAATAAAAATATAAGGCATATCGCGGGATGTTCTATAGGCGCGCTGGTCGGTTTAATGATTGCTTTTAGACTGACAATCGAGGAGATGGAAGAAATATTATATAACTGTAAGGACGATAACGAATTATGTTATTTATCGATTAAAAAATATATCAGATTAATAACAGAATATGGTTTATTTAATACTGAATTATTGATTCAACATTTAAAAAATGTAGTAAGAAGAAAATACCCGGATATGTGTATAATAAACGAATATAATACGTTTGATATTTCGGAAACTATTACATTTATGCAATTATCAAAAAGTTTTGGGATTAATATGTATATGTCATGTACTAATATAAATACATGCGATAACGAAATTTTTTCTATTGAAAATACGCCGGATATTTGCGTATATAAGGCGTGTTGTGCTTCTATGGCAATTCCTCTATTATTTAAACCTATAAATATAGGCGAATATTACTATTACGATGGCGCCCTGACTAATAATTTTCCAATAAAAATATTTATCAATGTTCCGAGAGAGAATATAATGGGAATGATTTTATATAATGAAAAAAAGATTGTGGAGCCAGTTAAAAAAATCAATTTAATATATATAATCAAGCAATTGATGACAATATTAAATACTTTGAGGGTAAAACAGGTATTATTAAAAGAACTCCAAGATAATAAATTTACAGATTATTATAATCCGAATAATCTAATTTTACAAAGCGCTATGAATATTACATTAAATAGGAAAGGTATGAGATTACATATTACAAAAACGGAAATGGATGATATGATATATGCCGGTTTTGAAACGATGACGAAATACATAGACGACAGACGGAAAAAATATATTGATGATAATGAGGTGCGTACTAAAGATATTTTATAGTATTAATCTTTAATAAATATTTTTTTATTGATATAGTAGGGTTTTTTATTAATTATTTTAGCGCCGGCAGGTAATTTATTAACGAAAATGTTGTTAGGTGCTTTTAATAAAAACGGTATAATTATATTAGTTAAATTTTCTAAAAACAGCATATTATTCTTTGTATTTATGCCATTTTCATATACTAATTTTTTAAATGATTTCGCAAAATTCCCTACATTGTCTGAAGGCAAATTGTAATCTACTGAAATCCATGATTTAGGTTCTATTTTCTTATTTCTAAACGCGTTAATAATTCTAACGTAATCCGCTTCTATGGCCGAGATATCTCCGGATTTAATTTTTTTAGCGAAACCGAAATCATAAATATACATAGTATATTCGCATGATTTTAAATAATAATTTACACCATATATGTTATAATGATGATAACTTTTGCTGTCGACATCGTGGTTAATATGATATAAAAAATTACCCCAATGACAATCGCCGTGAATAAATCCTAAATGATGGAATGTAGATATTGACAAAATGATTTGCGCGAATACATTATATAATATATTATCATTTTTAAGAAATGTTTTATTATTACACAATTGTTTCAGGTCTCCGCGCGCGAGTTCATTTAATAAAACATAATATTTTTTGCTTATTATAATATCGGGTAGATTTTTGCTAGAAACTTTGTCGCATAAAATGACTTTATAAGTTAAAATAAAGTGCCTTGATATCATATTTTTAATAATTTGGTCGGTAATTTTTAAATTAGTATTTGCTTCAAACATATTGACGCTATTATTAATCATAATTTTTGACGCGATAGGATATTTACCTATTTCATTTTTAATAGACGCTATATAAATATAACCATATTTGCTAATAGAACCGAATTTTTTAGTAAGGAATACTATGTCGCTGATACTATATCCTTTAACATCGTCCTTTTTACTAGAATTAATTGAATATTCTTTTAGACATTGCTTCGCGTTAATATTTTTCAATCTATTTACTATATGATTGTAGTAAAAAATTCTTTTATCCAAGTTATATTTTAATGTTTTGTTTTTAAAATATTTAATCAGTGTTTCGGGTAATTTTTTAAATTTTTCATTATTCTTGATTAATGTATCATTAATAGTATTTGAAAAATTATTTTTCGCCGATATATTCTGCGTATTATACATATACGACTGCGACATTATATATCCTTCTACTTATAATACAATATTCTAATATAATATTATAATAGATTTAATGAATAATAGGGAAGAAAAAGGGTCGAAAATAGAACCTTACATATTTATAATAGATTTAGATGGTACCATTATAGGCGATTGTAATTATCAATGCGATTTATATAATATTATTGAATTAATAAAAAAAAATAATATAAAGGATTTAAATAAGTATAAAACGCTGTGTAATAATTATTTAAAAGATAGTTATTCTAATAAATCTCTTCTAATAAGACCGCATTTTTTTACATTTATTAACGCGATGAAAAAACTGTATCCTTCCTGCTATTTTTATATTTATACAGCATCGGAGAAGAAATGGGCTAATAAAGAAATCGCTATAATAGAAAATAATAATAATTTTAAATTCGATAGACCTTTATTTACGCGCGACAATTGTATTATAGATAATCATGGTAATATTAAGAAATCTGTTGCTAAAATATTACCATTAATAAGTAAAAGTATAAAAATACCTAATAATTATGATATTAGCAAGAGATTATTGATAATAGATAATAATCCGACATTTGTAGATTATACGGGTAATTTAATAATATGCCCGTCTTATAATTATACGAAATTTTATGATTTGCGCGAATCTTTACCGAATTATAATCATAAATGCGAAGATTTGAAAAGATATATGGATAGATTAATAAAAGAACAGAAAATAAGTAAGATATCTAATAAGACTACAGAAGGTTTAGAGAAATTATATAAATGGTTATATAAAAAATGTAAGAGGATAAATAAATATAATTCTAAATATAATAATGATACGTTCTGGAAGGATTTAATAGCACTTATAAAACATTACAATATTACTTCATATACCCCAAAAATTGTAGCGGAACTCCAAAAAAGCATTACGCGACATTCTTAATGATATATTTTGATATAAAATTATAATAATATATATAATAATGATATGATATATATAAGTTTTGATATTGGTGTTAAGAATTTAGCGGTATGTATAATAAGAAAAACTGAAATACTAGAAATACTAGATTGGCGTATAATTGAGTTGGCATCATCGAAAAAAGAGATTAAGGGGATTGAGGATATATCTGAAAGAATATATATTGAGATGGATAATATAATAGGCGGGCTTAAGAATATGAATATAAATATGATAGAATATGTTTTAATAGAGAATCAGCCTTCAAATTTAAATGGGATAATGAAGACGATTCAGCATATAATATATGGTTATTTTAGTTTAATTAAATATTGGGACAAAGAGGTGGGAAGTGTAGTTCTCGTAAACGCATCATTAAAAACGAAAAATCACAAATATATAATAAATATTGAACCCAAAGATAAACCGGACGCCAAGAACAAAAAAGGGTTTAGACGTGATAAATATAAGAATAACAAGATGTTAAGTATAGAATTGTGTCGCGAATATATCAGCGATAACGAGCAATTAAAGAAGAGATTTAATGAAAACAAGAAGAAGGATGATTTAAGCGACGCATGTTTACAGGCGATATCATATATTAGAAGTAATACTAAAGATGATATGTTAGATAAATATAAT